CTGCCGTACTCCATTCTGCCTGGACCGTTACCCCTTCGGCTCCCCAATTCTTATATTCCTGTATAGTGGCCACATGGTGTGCCCTTATTATTTCCGTTCTGGCTAACATCTTGGCCCTACGTTCCGCAGGGATAAACCTTCCAAGGGTATCCGTAATACCTAAAGTTTTTCCACTGCCATCTATTACGGCTGTTAGTTTACGGCTAATTAGGTAAGGGCTGTCCCCATTCATAAGCCCCTCTGTTAGGACACGGCTTATTTGGTTGTTCATCGCATCCGTAATACCCTTTAGGTCATTAAATGTACGGGTGTATAAGGCCCCTAAACGGTCTACATGGAATGGGGATGATAGGCTTGCACCTATTCCACCCGTGGCATCAGCTAATTCGGCAGGTACTGCATATCCTGCTTTCTTTAGTTCGAGCCTTGCCCTTTGAACACCCCTTGTATATGAATCGGTAATATAAATATCTGTCCATGCCTTGTTTACGGCTGAACCACTTTGTTGGAAAAAGTCAATGTCCAATATATCTGCATCCACTTGGGCCTTTAGCCAATCAATAAAGGAATTAACCTTACCCCCTGTGGTATTAAAGGCAAATGCCTTAGGGCCTGGTAAAGTGGCATATACTGTGGGTGAGGAAAACACCACGGGTTTTAGCCCGAATACATCCTGTGTATTAACGGCCTGCCGTATGGCTTTCTTTACCTTTCCAAACCTTAACATTAACTGCCTATCGAAAGACCTTGCCAACACGGCTGTATTGGTAGGGTCTGCCTTGGCAATAGCATATAATGCCAACCCTGTTTTAAATAGGGGGGCTTTTGCTTTATATATGTTTAGGTTTCTATTCATTTTTATTATTTATTCTCTGCATCTAGTAATGCCTGTTCCTCTACCGTTGGTTCTTCCACTTCCATACCGGCCAAAAAGTCGGCAAGGTACATTTGAAGCTCTTCTATTTCTTCAGCCGTCATATGCATTACATACTTGTAGAACATTTCAGGAGGAAATAACATTGCTGCGGATGGGTTGGCAGTATATTCCTTTATGGCCATTGCCCTTATTTTACCTATTTCAGCCTTTTCCTTTTCACTTGTATTTGTTAGGGTTGTCCACTCCGTGCCATAATCCTCCACCAAGGGTAATACCTTTACACTCATTAGCCTGTTTACAAATTCCCTTAATATCATTGTATCAGCATATTCCTGCCTACGGGTTTCAATTAGTTCTTTCCAAGCGTCTGCATCCTGCCCACTACTTAACTCACCCCTTTCACTTCCTGTTAATATTCTTTTAGGTATTCCCTTAACAGAACTTATCATCGTTACCTGTACATCAACATGAGCTGTGGGGTCGCTTACCTGTGTGGCAAGGCTTTTCATTTCCACACCTTCATTAATAAAGAACCGTCTTAGGTTATTTTCATATTCATCCATTTGGGTGTCCAGGTTTTCTTTTAGGTTGGGGCCTCCTGAGTAACCTTCTTTTACATCTGCCGTATAACCTGCACGGGCACCCCTCCAAAACATTTCAGCCGAACCGCCTACAATCTTTTCCAAGTCCAAAAGGCGGTTGTAAATACTTTGTAATTCAGGTTCACCATATATTTCACTTTCCAGTTGTGTTCCTGCCACATGGATTACACGGCTGTAATGCACTAATAAGGTAGTGTTATTCCCATCATCGTATTTGGTTTCCAATTGATATACCAATGGTTTACCATAACGGGGGGAGGTTTTTGTTGTGTCCCATTTATTAATACATACGGCATTTTCTGAATACGGTGTAACGTACTCTAATTTTAAGGTCGTGGAGGGCTTAACACCCTCTTCCCATACCTCAGGTGTACTTACATCGTTAAAGCCCAGGAGAAGCACCCCAAAACGGCCTATGCAGGACAACTTGTCTAAGCGTATAAAGGCCTGTTTTAATTTAAGCTCTTTATATAGTTCTTTCCATGCTTTTAGTAGTTCATCGGCTTCTACAACCTTACCTGGGGTAAATACAATCTGTTCACCTTTCCAAGTGGCTTCAATTGGTCTGTCTATTACGGCCTTGGCAATATCCTGCCTTTTATACTTACCGTAATAATCCCTATAAGTTATTTTATCAGGATAACCAAGGGCAGTGTAAATATTCCTTTCACCCCCGTACTGTGAACCAAGGTTACCGAAGTATTTTAAACGGCTTGTGGCAGAACCCAACATATCTTGGTAAACCCGAAGGTTAGTTTCCATTTCCTCAGGGGTGGGTTTTCTTTTAATATGTGTTTCAATAATAGGTGTTATACCTCTTACCATGATTTTGTCTCCTTTTTGCTTGTTAGTTTTGCGAAGGCTGCACCTGCGGCATCCACTTGGTCTTTATATTTTCCGAAGGGAAAGAACCTATGCTCTTCTACGAACTCGTGATTCCAATCCCCGTGTAATAACATCACATTACCCCAGTTTATTTGAACACTCCAAGGGTCAGCCCGATATACTTTATTACCTACGGGCCTTTCAGCTTCTATTAGGAAGCCTGCCAACATCTTTACAGTATTTTCGGCACTTTCTTTTCCACCACTCCCTGGCTCCTGCTCAATAAACTGTTTTACGTCACGGCCATCCGCTTCGGCAGTTTGCTTTATCATTGTCTCCCTGTCCTCACTGCTCCACTGCCCACGTTTAACGTCTAATACAATATACCTATCCTGTTTGGTTTTTAAGACCTTTACACCCGTTGTATAGGCCCCACCACCTGCGGTTCCTGCCTTATCCCAATACCTTATCGGTGCATTCATATCATAATCAGGAGGTAATTGGGTGATAGTTTGGAATTTCTCTACTTTGAACATCCCTCCACCTGGGGGTGTTGGATTTTGGCCAACTTGACCTGCATAACCATATTGACCTAAATCGGCTTCCAATTCCAAAAGGGCTTCTTTGTTTAGCCTGTTAGGGTCTAATAAACCATTGATATATCTCTCCTTTAATTCAGGTGGTTGTACATACTTATCATACCCATTGGATAATTCACCTGGAAGGCAAATATGTTTTAGGTTTGTTTTCTTTTTAGCAAGCAAATGGCCTGATATATCGTTTTGGTGTATTCTTTGCTGAATTATAATTGTTACGGAAACAGATTTATCCACTTTCCTTGTGGAAGATACTGAATCAAACCAATGATTTGTTGTTTCTAAGGGGGTGGCATTTTTTTCTGGTTTAGGGTTGTTTAAATCATCCCATATTAATATATGTCCATGAAATCCAGTTAAGGAACCACCTACTGAGGTACTATATCTATACCCACCAATTTTCACGCCTTTACCCCTTCTACCAAGGTTTTCATCAATAGTTTTTTTAATTACCTTATAATTACTCTTTTGGTCTTTGTCCTCTTTTATCCCCAATTCAGGGTACATGGCTTTAAACTTTTCACTTCGTATCAACTCCCTGCAATCTTCTGCACTTTCCAAACTCAATGTACTACTGTATGACCCTGTAAGGAATTGTATATGAAACCACCGTGTCCATACCCAAGCAGGAAACGCCCTTAAACATATAGTTGTCTTTGTTGTTCCTGGGGGTATATTTATAAGAATATCATATAATTTCTTTTTCCTTTCCCCAACTCTTTCCCCTACTATTTGCAGTTCATCACAAAGGTATTGGATATGCCAGGCATCTTGGTAAGGTTCCTGTGTTAGTTCACTCCAAAAGTATAACAGGAAGACATAGTATGACCTATTGTTTAACTCCCTCTGAACCAGTAGGGGGTTTTCCAATAGCATCTGCATTGTTTCTTGTTTATTGCTTGTCATTTCTTATTAGGCTTCTGCCTGGGGTTTATTAGTTAATAGTTTACCTGATATACTATTAAGTAAGGTTAATTCTTCTGTTGTTAGTTGGGCTGTTTCTTCTTGTTTCTTTGTTAAGTCTTGTAATGGTATTCCATCTTTTCCTGTATGTTCCATTCTACTTACATCCGTCCAGTTGTTTTCTAAATGCCTTGTTCTATTTTTTAACCAAAATATTTGTGCCGTGGTGTTTGGTTGTACGTGCTTAACTGTTTTCTCACTCAGCACCATTGTTCCTTTTTTGGTTCTATAATATTTCTTTTCCTCAAACTCATAACCACAGGCGGCCTTATACATACTATGTGCCACTTTGCTATCAGCTTCACCCCTTCCGCATCTTATGGCATCAAGAAATTCAGGTACTTTCATTTTCCATGATGTAATGGTGTCGGGGCTTATTCCTAATATCTTTGCCATTTCATTATCAGTACAACCCAATAAAGCTAACCTATACACCCTTTCAGGCATATCAGGTGTCCACTTTGTTTTTGTGGAATGAGTGGAAACCCCTACCTTTTGAAGTGATTTTCTTCTTGCATGGGGGGTTTTCCCTCTTTTCATCTTGGGTTTGTCACCTCTTATCATTTGCTTTAAAATTGTTATAACCTTTTTCGGGTATAAAATTAAGGGTATTAGTACACGTATGTGGCTTTTATATTGTGTTGGTTTTAAACTTACCCCCTTTTTTATGTTTTGGGCAATAAAAAACCCCCTGAGTATTAGGAGGTTATGCATTCAATAAAAAAAAACCCACCTCATTTAAGTTTTTGGCAGGGTTTTTTTATATTTTTCTATCTATTATATTTTATATTATATTTATAGTTTACTGAGCTAACCACCACAACCACCAAGGCCAAATCCATTACGTCTATTATTATTCTTTATACTACCCAGGGGGTTTATAGGTAGTGCAATTGTAGTTTCTTTCTTGAGGTTTGATTTTTTATACCTTTTTAGGGATTTCACATAACAACGGAATGAATTTTCTATTTCCTTCATATCCCTTATTATGTTATTTAAAAAACTAAAATCAAAACCTCCAAAACCGTACATATTCTATCTTTTTTGTTTTCAAACTTAAAAATGTATCATTTACTGTCACTTCCTATATTACCCTTGGGGTTTGGTGTTGTTTCCCACCACCTCTAATCAGAGAATTTTCCATCCGTACTGAGCCCGCTGACCCTTCTTAGTGTTATTAATGTGTTATATCCCTTTGGTATGTTTTATTTATTTAGGTAGTTTATAAACTCTTCTTCCTTAAAAAATACACGGCCCATTTTACGTAGTTGTACCCAATCCTTCATCCTATTATACCCTTTCTTTGCTTGAATGATACTTGTTATTGTAGCGTAATTAAACTCCTTTATTTTCAAGGTAGAATCATCCTCATTTATAATAAATACATCCACTTTCCACCCGTAGAACATAAAAATAGATTTCAACCCCAATTCTCCACTATATTTGGTATGTGGTTTAGTTTTGGCAGGAAATTGTTCTTGGTAAAGTTCCAAGGTTTGTTCGGTGAACTCCGTGGGCTTAATAAGGATAATATCAATATCATCTGCCTTTTCCACCAACCCATATACTTTAAGGGCTTGGCCTCCTGTAACAATAAACTTTTCACAAGGGAATATCTTTTTCAATCGGGTTAACACTTCGTTTACAGGGGATTTCTCCTCTTCGTTTGAATTACTGATGGCCATAACGTCATCCATATCAATACTTCTTTTTTTCCTTACTGATGCTTCTTTTTCCATAATTTATTTTATTGGTTTGATTTATTATACAAATGGCCCTTACTTTTTTAAAATTATATTTATTTCAGCCTGTGCAGCCTCCAAGGCCCACAACTTTACCACCTTTGGCACATCCACTTTATCAATGGTTATGGTAGAACTTTTTGGGCTTCTCTTATACCAACACATGGTTGTTTT